TATTTATTAATAATTATTTTATTGAGTTAATTCAGTTAGTTACAAAATAACTGACTACGAATTAGCGAAAGCATGCAGGCAGAAAACTATACGCTGCTTCGTGATCGCCGCTGAATTTGCGGCATTCATCGGCAAACAGGCACAATTTGGAATAATCATCCCTGGTTACGGCCGAAGCGTCCACATCTTCCGCAATACTCATGTTAAGCATGCGAATCTGTGTATCAGAAGTTTCATGCACTCTGTGCGCGCAACGGTCGTAATGCGCTTTAACATCTGACATCGTATAGCTACAGTGAGTACCAGTTCCAAATGCCCTATCAATTTCGTTGTACCCATCTGTTCTGATCGTTTCCGACCAGAATTGCCTGTCACTGCCATGCTGTTCGATAATTCGCATGGCCGATTGCTCGAACCCCCGCTGCAAGGGCTCGTTTCTCCCCGCAAACATGCTCGCCAACGAAAGAAAGCGAGCTGCTGATGAGGAGGGAGTGATGTTCACGCTGGTTTGTACGCCAAGCTTCGAGGTATACCTCTGAACCGCGGGTATCCACGGGACATCGCTGCATACAAACCCGTTCTTCACGGGAAAGTGTGCCCCAATAATTTCGAGGCGGCCTTGAACGATTGTTTTGAGCTTTGCCGAGTATCCAAGGTTCTCTTGTTCTCGAATGATAAGGCCTTGCGGCCCTCCATTTCGTACATCGGCAAGGCATCTGGAGGCCGCTCCGCCCCCATCATCTCCCTCAAACACCCCCCTGAGATAAATCTCAAAGGAGGATGGGGCGGGCGCCTCTGGAGTTTGGAAGAGCGGAATGGACCTGAACTTCCAAACAAAGGTGCCATCCTGCAGCCTAAACTTCTTTGTGTTGCCGTTACGGGCAAACAAATGTTCGGGGTTTTCAGTTATGCTGCAGTAAACGCCGCTGAGTTCGTTGATGAAATTTACGCCACTTGTGAGCGCCCACCCTGAATCCAAATAGGTATCAGGGAATTTCGCAGTAAACCATTTGTCCGAAGGCACATCTTCGCCCTTAATGCGGAATCGCAACCGCATTCCGCCCTTAACATCGTAAATGATCTTGGCTTCATGGAGCTCAGTAAATTCTGCATTTACTTTGTTGCTAACGCGGCGGTTGATTCGCATCAAGGCGTTGTAAGTGTAGCTCAACAGGCCTTCTCCTTGGCGGTTGCATCTTTCGTGAAGTTCCATTCCTGTTTGGTCAATTTCCCAACAACAGGTTTCGGCAACCTTTGGTTCGTGCCCGTGGGCAATCCTTCCTTTATCGTTCCAAGGATCCGTCATCATCTTGCCGAATTCATCAAGAACCGCTTCGCGCGGGCGATGTTTAATCGACATCTTGTAAAAGATGCCATCTTCTTCATCGAACAAGATATGTTGGAAGATGCCTGTGGAGACAATGTTCACTGCAAGTAGCGGTAGCGTGTTATCGCAAACAATGCGTCCAGGTTTGCCCGATTTCATCACTGATTCCAATTTGCCGTTGGCTTTCCTATCGCCCAACTGTTCAGGCAGAACAGTGGTTTGTAACTCCAACCTTACCTTCTCAATTTCATCCTGTGAAAATTTGCTCATTGGTATTTCCTTGAATTGAAGGCGTGAGTACAATTTGTGGTAGGCGCGATCGATTGCTTCATCTGTGAAACATTCCAATATGAACTTCCTCCAAAACCTCTTCAGTCGAAAAGCCACTTGGGA